GAATTATATTTCTTGGTACACCACAAACTGAGATGTCATTATACAATGATTTAGAAGAACGTGGTTATAAGACTAAGATATGGACAGCTTTATATCCAACTAAAGAGCAACTTACAGGCTATGGACATAAGATAGCACCTATGATTGCTGAAGTTACAGACAAAATAGGTAAACCTACAGACCCTAAAAGGTTTGATGAGGTGGACTTATTAGAACGTATGTCATCTTATGGCCGTTCTGGGTTTAACTTACAGTTCATGTTGGATACAACTATGTCTGATGCTAACAGATACCCGCTTAAGTTGAATGACTTAATCGTATTATCTGGTAGTTCTACATGGAAAGAAGCTCCAGCTAAAGTACAATGGGCATCAGGAGTAGAACAAATTAAGGCTTTAGACCCTGAAATACCTAACGTAGGGCTTAAAGGAGACTACTATGTGGCTCCTATGTACACAAGCCCTGAGTTTACGCAATTTGAGGGCTCTGTGATGTCTATAGACCCCTCTGGAAGAGGAGAAGACAAGACAGCATATTGCGTATTAAAGATGTTACACGGTGTGTTATACCTGACTGCTATTGGAGCATTAGATGGTGGTTACTCAGAGGATACTATGGCTAGATTAGCTAACATTGCTAAGAAACAAGATGTTAACTATGTGGTTATTGAGAGTAACTTTGGTGATGGTATGGCTACACAGTTATTAAAACCTATTATGGCACAGGTACACCCATGTGAAATAGAAGAAGTTAGACATAATATACAGAAAGAAAAGCGTATTATTGATACTTTGGAACCCATTATAAATGGACATAGGTTAGTTGTTGATGATTTACTTATTAAAGAAGACTTTAAATTAGAGCCTGACCACCAGTTATTTAGACAAATGACTAGGATAACTAGGGATAAAGGTGCTTTAAGGCATGATGACCAGATAGATGCGCTAGCAATAGCTGCTAACTACTGGGTAGAACGTATGGATAGAGACCAAATTATGTCTTATAATCAACATAAAGAGGACTTATTAAACGAAGAACTAGACAAATTTATGGAGTCTGCTATTGGTAGAGCTCTGAGAGAGGACAGATGGATATAGTAAATAACTTATCAGAGGCAGATGTTAATGCTTTAAAAGAAAATGAAGCACCAAAACAACTTAAAACTCCTCAAGTAGATATTAACTTTGTTAGTGAACAAGAGGGAAATAAACATAAAGGTTATGTCCCATCACAAAACAGTGGTGTTACTATAGGCATGGGTTTTGATTTAAAAGACAAGGATGAAGATACCTTAAGACGTATGGGTATTGAAGAGAAGACAATAATCAAATTAAAACCGTTTCTAGGGCTCTCAGGAGACGCTGCAAAGGCAATTGCAGGTAATCTGATGATAACAGACCCTGATGAGTTAAATAGCTTAAATCAGGCTTCTAAAGCCTTTTACATAGCTGACATTGCCAAACAATACAACAAGGCATCTGGTGCTAAGTTTGTAGATTTAGACCCTGTACAGCAAACTGTGTTGTTTTCTGTTGGTTATCAGTATGGTTCCCTTAGTAGAACACCTAAGTTTCTTAAAGCAGCTGCCGAAAATAGATGGCAAGATGTACACAAAGAGCTAATGAACTTCGGAGATGACTTTAAAAGTAGAAGACAAAGAGAAGCAAGGTATTTACACCAGTATTTACTAAAGTCAAAATATTAGATAGAAAAATCTGAGACCATTACCACTATAGCGGGCGTCGGATTTTCCCCATAGGGGTACCGCTGGCAACACCATAGAGGACACAAAGTTAACAAAGTGAAGAGAAAAAAAAAGGTATATACACAAAGTATAACCGCAGGCACCCTTAAATATATCCTATGCGTGTTTGTGCTCGCCTGTTTTTTTACTTTAGGCCTAACGCATAGCCTACACATAGCCTACACACAGCCTAACACCTAGCCTACGCATAGCCTACACCTAGCCTACACACAGCCTAACACCTAGCATCCCTTAAGTTATCACCTGTTTACACAGGTCACAATTAAGCCATAATACAACCTATGCACTAAAGTTCCCATATTAGTATAAACAGGCTTCAACTATGTGTATATAGTAATAAGCTTACTACCTAAGTTATACTTACTTAATACTTATTACCTAGTCTTATACTCAGTGTTAAACTCAATGATTAACTAAAAGGTAATACTCAATGAATAAACTATGGATTATACTAGAGTTATTAATAGGTGTTAATATACTCTTAGTACTACTTATCATTGTATCTATTATAAGTAGATACTTAGGATTTATAACAGGTTAAATAAAGACAAATAAGAAATAATACAGTTATTTCATACACTTAGATAAAAAGTTATGATATGACTGTTTTTTTCTATTGTAAACTTTTTTAATTTATGCGATAAGAAAATAACAAACAAATATAGGAGTAAATATGTCAAAACTAACAGAATATAGTTTATACACTTTTAAAAAAGCTAAACTTGTATGGACTGAGACTGAAAGCTTAGAGCAAGCAATATATAATTTTAAAAACAGGGTTAATTTAGACCATAATGGTAACTATCATTCTAATATGGAATATGTTTTTAATCCTATTAATATTATTGCTAAAAAAGTTAATGATAAAGAAATAGTTTTAAAGCAAGATTTAGAAGCTATAACAAAACAATTAATGAAAGAGGAGTAACAATGACTACATTTATAGGCATAACCATACTGATAGTTATGAATGTCGCAGGCTATTTAGTATTAACTAAAGTAGATAGGAAGTTTAATAAAAATGATTGAATGTAAATTAATCTTACCTGTTAAAAACAATGAGGGTACAGACTTGCTGAATACTCATAGAGACTTAAAAAACCTACTTGTTAAGAACTATGGCGGCTGTACCATCTCAAACGCTGTAGGCTGCTGGGAAGATAAACAGAGCGGTCAAGTGTTTGATGAGGCTGTTATTATCTACCATGTAGCAATGACTAATAGTCTTATTGAGAAAGCGCAGTTTAAAAGCTTTGCGATTGAGTATGGCAAAAAGGCTGGTCAATTAGCTGTTTACTATTGTATTAATGGAAAGCCTTTTATTCAAGAGATAGACTAATGGGTATTTACTACGATAGGAAACAAAGCTGGCAAGCTGAGATGTTAAAAAGAACTCAAAGACAGCGCAGGATGGCCAGCCAAAGGAAGCTTAAAGAGGAAGAGAAAGTCTGGCTTGAGAATATGAAAAAAAGAGGCGGATGCTTCCCGCAATAAGTGACACTGAAGAGACTTCAATAGTCGAAACAAGGGCGACATATTTTTGCCGCCTTTGTATGTCACACAATGACAAACAAACTATTAACAAACGGAGCAAACATGAATAGACAAAACAAACAAACACCAAGACTACAAGTGACGGATGAGCCTGTGAAGGTTTGGAAGTATGCCAGAGGCAATAACAACCAAGCCATTTACGTTGATTATATGAATGTAACTTTTTACATGTCTTATAATACTTGTGTCGCTTTTAGCAGCATATTGACTGGCCTTGTAGTTCAGCAAAATAGCTGGGGGACGACTACAGGCGCCCATTTAAATGCTATTGATGGCGGTGACCATTCAAACAGGGTTACAGCTAAAGAATTTGAAGCTAAATTAGCAGAGATGGAGCAAAATCAACGCAGGTCAACTATTGCAGTCTATGAAGTTCTAAAAGAGAAAAAAGAGAAGGAATTTAGAGATTATAGACTTGCAGAGCGTAACAGGCTTAATGCTGGTTACACAAAGGCGGGTCACTAATGACAAACTTTGAGGCTGTAGGTATTTGTGAAGGTTTTATTGAGTGTGAAGACCAAGACAAACAGATAAAGGCATGGCAACATTTAATTGATACTGGCATGGCTTGGAGCCTTCAAGGATGGTTTGGGCGCACTGCTTCAGATTTAATTGAGCAGGGTATCTGTAAAAAGTAACACTGAAGAGGCCTAATGGCCGAAACTGGCAGCCTCAGGGCTGCTAGTCTGTTACAATAAATGTAACCTAACAAACAAACAATAGGAGTAACTATGATATGTTATGACTGTGAAAGCATGGAAGGAACCCTGCTTAAAGAGGCTCAGGAAGAGCCAGAGAAAAACTACAGCTATGCAGACTTGATGAGAATGACGGAAGTTTGCGCTAGCTGCGGTTCTGAAAATATAAAAACAAACTAAAGGAGTAAATATGTACTTAGACAACGTTAAAATAAAAGTTATAGGCAATGACTATGACAAAAATAATAAGCCTTTTAAGATTGATACACACAATTTTAATTTTAATGATGGCATACAGGCTAAAGACTTATCTAGGTTTTTAGAAGATATGCAGGACTCATTGACTTACAAAGTGAACGGCAAAGTCTCAGTTAATATTGAGATTGACGCAACGGAAGAGTAGTAACACTGAAGAGCCTTCAATAGGCGAAACTAGGCGGGCTATTGTCTGCCTAGTCTGTTACATTAACAAAGGAGCGTTGCTATTATGATTGATTTATTTGTATCAATTCCATACGAATATAAAATAATAATACTTTCTGGTATTGTGTTTTATTTATATTTATGTATAACCAAACAAAACTAACAACAAAGGAGCGTAGTCAATGACATGGAAAAAGAAATATGAGATTATTAGATTTTTACAAAAAACTTTTAGTCTTGAACAATATGACAATTTAACTGCCAATCAAGTCGCACACAGAGCTGTGATTTTGCTTGAACGTGTAATTGAAGGTAAAGATACACCCATAGTTAATCTTGAAAAAGAAATTATGGTGTCTGTACGTGAACCAGACTAAAGTACCCATAGTAGATACTAAAAACATTAACCCAACTTATTATAAAGGAGTTAACATTGCCTAAATTAATTGAGAGTATGCCTACCTACCGTGACGAGCTAGCACATGAAAAAGAAATGGCTGAGCTAGGTAAAAATAGAACGAATAAACGATTAACGTCACACATTCAAAGAGAAGAGGAAAGTGTTACCAGCTATGGTAAAGTCATGGTGGCTAACACAATCAGGCCTTTAGCTATGGCTATTGGTGAATGGCTTGAAGAGACATCTAAAAAGACTATTGGTAAACCACCAATTGCTTTTATGAAACTAGCTGAGGTGGAACCAGAAGTATTAGCATTAATCACTGGTAAACACATTATCAATACCATAACGCAGTACAAACCATTGACGGCTACCTGCATATCTCTTGGCGGTAAAATAGAGACTGAGATTTCACTTAAAAACTTTAAAAGTTTAAATCCTGAACTTTACGAAACAGTTAAAATGGATTTAGACAAACGGTCTTTTAATTACACCTACAAAAGAAGGAAGTTAAGAGAAAGCGCTAAGCGTGATGAAGTAATGAAATGGGAAGAGTGGACAACACCTGTTAAATTACATGTCGGTATCAGACTTGTTGAACTTATGATTTATGCAACAGGTTTAATTGAAATAGGAACGGAAACAGTTAAACATAAAAAAGCTAAGATTATAAAACAAACTGAGAAAACTAGAGAGTGGATTAAAAACAGAAATGGTTTTAATGAACTGTTAAACCCAGAGTATCTACCCACAGTAATGCCGCCAAAGGCGTGGTCAACTGTGTCAGGCGGTGGGTATTGGACTAAAGAGTTACCTGAGCTGGACTTGGTAAAACAAAAGAACAAGCTGTTTAAAAAAGAACTTGAAAATTTTGACATGCCAGAGGTTTACAGCGCAGTTAATACAATGCAAAACACTCCATATAAAATCAATAAGTTTATTTTAAAAGTTATGCAGGAAGCTTGGGACAAAGGTTTAGCAATAGGTGGTATTCCGCCTAATGTTAATTATGATATTCCAAACAAGCCACATGACATTGAGACAAACGTTGAAAGCAGAAGAGAATGGAAAAAGAAAGCAGTCATGGTACACACTGAAAATGCTAGGATGTTTTCTAAAAGATTACTCTATGCTAAAATTATGTGGCTTGCTGATAAATTTAAGGACTATGCAACTTTATACTTTCCACTGCAATTAGATTTCAGAGGAAGAGCGTATTGTGTACCAGCATTTTTAAATTATCAAAGTATTACAGGTGCTAAAGCTTTATTGTCGTTTGCACATGGTAAAGAAATCACAAAAGAAAACAAAGGTGATTACTGGCTTGCTATTCATGGAGCCAACATGTTTGGTGAAGATAAAATATCTTTAGAAGAGCGTGTTGAGTGGGTAAACAAAAATGAAGACTGGATATTAAAATGTGCTGAAGACCCAATGAATAATAGAAAATGGGAAGATGCATCAAATGCATATCAGTTCTTAGCGTTCTGTGATGAATGGAGTAAGTTTAAAAAAGAAGGCTATGGATTTGTGTCTCATATTCCAGTGAGCGTTGATGGTTCATGTAATGGACTACAAGTTTATTCATTAATGTTAAAAGACAGCAAAGCAGGTAAGCTAGTTAATTTATTACCTACAGATAAACCACAAGACATCTATCAATTGGTTGCTGATGCAGTCATTGAAAAACTAAAATTGGATGCAGCAGAGAATAAACCGTATGCTCAGTTGTGGCTTAACTATGGTGTTAAACGTTCAACAACAAAGCGTAGCATTATGACTATCTGTTATGGTTCAACTAGATATTCATGTACAGACTTTGTGATTGAAGATTTAACTAAACGAAAAGACAAAGGTGAAAACCATCCATTCACAGATGACCTATTTAGGCCTGCAAGTTATCTTGCTGGTGTTATCTGGGAAAGCATAGGTGATAATCTTACGTCTGCTAGAATTGGAATGGATTACTTACAAACCATTGCAAGAGTAGTGGCTAAAGAACAATTACCTGTACACTGGGTTACACCTGTAGGCTTTCCTGTTTATCAGTCTTATCCTGAAATGAAATCAAAAAGGGTTAAGGCAATGTTAATGGGTGAGGTTATTAAACCTAGAATAAACACTGAGACAGACTTAACAGATAAGTTAAGAATGGGTAATGGTGTTGCGCCTAATCTAGTGCATAGTGTTGACAGCGCTGCAATGATGAAGACTGTTAACATAGCACACAAAAATGGTATCAAAAACTTCTGTAATGTACATGACAGTTTTGGTACAACGGCTGGTGATGTTGAAGTTTTAAACCAGTCATTAAGACAGGCATTTATTACAATGTTTACTGAGCATGATATTTTAGCTGAGTTCAGAAATGATGTAATGAAACAACTACCTGTTGAACTTCATGCTAAATTACCAGAAGTCCCTAACAAGGGTGATTTAGACATTAACCAACTTAGGGACAGTGAGTTCTTTTTTGCTTAATGGAGTTAAGTACCCATAGTAGAATAAGAAACTAAGGAGTAGATAAAATGGCGAAGAACAATTACGTCAAAATTGTAAGTCCAGAAGGTGTATCTAAATACGCATGGCTTACAAAACCTGATACTAAGTTTGACAAAGATGGACATTTTAAAGTTAATCTTGTCGTTAGTTCAGAAGAAGCTCAGCCATTAATTCAACAGATTGATGGTGAGTTAAAGAAAAGTGCAGAGATAGCTAAAGAGAAAAATAAAAAAGCTGTTAAAACTGCAAACCCACCGTATGAACTTGAAACTGATGACACTGGTGCAGAAACTGGTAACGTTGAGTTTAAGTTTAAACGTAAGGCACAAATAATTTCAGCAGATGGTAAAGTGATACCTTTTAAGGTAGCTATCTTTGATAGTTCTGGAAAACCTGTGACTGATGTTAATGTTTGGTCGGGTAGTAAAATGAAAGTCAGTGCGGAATTAGTACACTGGTACACCGCAATGGCAGGTGCTGGCGTGTCTCTTAGATTAAGAGCTGTGCAAGTTACTGAACTTGTTGAAGGTGGAGCAGACAATGCGTCTGGTTACGGCTTTGATAAAGTAGATGGTGGCTATGTAGCACCAGAAAGCGTGGTAGAAGATGTGGCAGCAACGCCTCAAGAGAACGAAGCGTCTGACTTCTAAGCAAGTCGGACTTAGATACGGTTTTCGTTCTGGACTTGAAGAACAAGTTGCTACAGAACTACGTAACAATAGTGTGATGTATGAGTTTGAAAAGACTAAACTTAAATATGTTAAGCCTCAGAAGGCTCATACATACACACCTGATTTTTATTTGCCTAAGCAAAATATTTATATAGAAACTAAAGGATTGTTTACTACACAAGATAGACAGAAGATGAGACTTGTAAAAGAACAACATCCAGAATTAGATATTAGATTTGTATTTAGTAATTCAAGAAGTAGAATTACAAAGAAATCACAAACAACTTACGCAATGTGGTGTGAGAAGTATGGTTTTAAATATGCTGATAAACATATTCCAAAGGAGTGGTTACAATGAGTAACTTAAGAAAAGAAACTAAATATATTGTCATACATTCTTCAGACACACATCCACAACAAAATATTCAAGTTAAAGATTTAGAAGTACAACATAGAAAAGAAGGATTATTTTCTTGTGCGTTCCATAAAGTTATAACTAGAGATGGACAAGTCCAAGATGGTAGAGATATTCAGATAGCTGGTGCACATGTAGATACAAGTGTTAAGTTGTCTAACAAAAATTCTATCGGTGTGTGTTTAATTGGTGGATTGACACCTGATGGACAACATGATTGTAACTTTACTTTTAAACAATATGAAAGTTTAGTAAAACTTATAGATGTTTTAAAAGAGAGTTATGAAAATGTTGAAGTTGTTGGTCACAGAGATGTGACTAGCTCCAAAGCTCCGCATTTCAACGTTAAAGAACTGCTGAGTTAGTTTGTTTGTTAAGCTCTGGGTGTAACAGCCCAGAGTGAAACCAAAATATTTTAGGAAAAAAATTTATGCAAGAAAATGACAGTAACTTTTTATATCACACACACTGCGATAGATGTGGTTCTAGTGATGCAAACTCAGTTTATGATGATGGACATACATATTGTTTTTCATGTAACACACTAACAAAAGGAGCAGAAGAGTTGAAACAACAAACAAATAAAGAAGGCAGTGCTGAATTTATATCAGGTGAAGTAAAAGAATTATCAAAAAGAAATATAGATTTAAATACAGTACAAAAATTTAATTATCAAACAGGTAGTTGGTTTGGCAGACCTTGTCAAATAGCAAACTACTACAACAAAGATAAACAATTAGTAGCACAAAAGTTAAGGTACCCAGATAAAACTTTTCAATGGCTAGGTGATGCAAAACAATCAGGTTTGTTTGGTCAACATCTATGGCGTGACAAAGGTAAGATGGTTATTATAACTGAAGGTGAGATAGATTGTTTGTCAGTCTCAAAAATAAATCAAAATAAATTCCCCGTCGTAAGTATTAAGTCAGGCGCACAAGGAGCAAAAAAAGATATTCAAAAAGAATTAGAATGGCTTGAAGGTTTTGAGTCTGTTGTGTTTATGTTTGACCAAGATGAGCACGGACAGAAAGCTGCTGTTGAATGTGCAAAATTATTTTCACCTAACAAAGCAAAGATATGTACGTTACCATTAAAAGATGCTAACGAAATGTTATTACAAAACAAAGCAAAAGAACTAACAGATTGTATCTGGTCAAGCAAAGCTTACAGGCCTGATGGTATTATACTGGGAGCAGACTTGTGGGATGATATACAAAAAGAAGATAAAACAATTAGTGTTGAGTATCCGTTTGATTGTCTTAACAAAAAAACTCATGGTTTAAGAAAAAGTGAACTAGTTACTATCACTGCTGGTAGTGGTGTAGGTAAATCTAGTTTTTGCAGACATGTAGCATTACATTTATTAAAGAAAGATTATACTGTAGGTTACATTGCACTAGAAGAAACTAATAAACGAAGTGCACTTGGCATCATGGGTGTTGAATTAAAGAAACCATTACACTTAACTAGAGAAGGTGTTGAAGATAAAGAGTTACAAGAAGTATTTAAAAACACAGTTGGTAATGGTAAGTTTTATTTATACAATCACTTTGGTTCTACAGCTGCTGATAATTTATTAAATAAAATAAGATACTTTGCAAAAGGATGTGGAGTTGATTTTGTTATCTTAGACCACTTACACATGGCACTATCTGCTATTGGTGATGAGACTACTAATGATGAAAGAAAACTTATTGATTACTTTGTCTCTAAACTAAGAGCCTTAGTAGAAGAAACAGGTATTGGTTTAATACTTGTATCACATTTAAAAAGACCTGAAGGTAACAAAGGATATGAAGATGGAGTGCAAGTATCTATGAATAGTTTAAGAGGCTCAGCATCTATAGGACAGTTGTCTGATATGATTATTTCTTTATCAAGAGACTTACAGTCTTCAGATAATATATCTAAAATAAATATTTTAAAAAATAGATTTAGTGGTGAGACAGGTCAAGCTTGTAGTTTACATTATGATTTAGCTACTGGCTGTTTAACGGAAACACAATCGGAAGTAACTAATGATTTTTAATGATGACTTTAATGAAGACAATCATTCAGAAGCTGTTAGTTGGACTGAATATCTCATGGGACATTTACTCAAAGCTAAATATAAACCAGAAGAGGACATTATAGTTATGGTTCCAAACGAAACAGTACAAGAAATGATTGACATTGCAATAAGTGAACTATGCACACAGTCAACAGAAGCTTGGCAACTTAAAACTCAAATATGTACGGTACATTAATATGAAAATACCAGAACTAAAAATAAAAATGCCATTTAAAATTGTATGGTGGAAAGATATAAATTCAGATGCATCATGGCAAACAATAGAAACAGCTAAAAAAAGTAAACCAACAATATGTGTGTCAACAGGATGGTTACTATTAAAGAATAAAGATGTAACTATTATTTGTTCTGATTTTAATTATGATGAAAGTGACAACTCAAGTATATCTGATGTAGGTAATGTAACAACAATACCCACTTGCAATATACTATCAATGAAAGATGTAAGAATATGAGATATGTTTTTGATATAGAGACAGATGGTTTTATAGATGTAGTTACAAAAATGCATTGTATTGTATTAAAAAATATAGATACAAATGAAATATTAAAACTACCAAACTATCAAGCACTATTAAAATTAGAAGAAGCTGATTTAATTATAGGACATAACATTATTAAATATGATTTACCTGTAATACATAAACTGTTTCCGTCTTTCTCTTTCAAAGCAAAAGTATTTGATACACTGGTTGCTACTAGATTATTGTTTCCTGATGTAACAGAAAAAGATTTTCAAAGAAAAGATTTTCCTAAAGATTGTATTGGAAGACACAGTTTAAAAGCATGGGGTAATAGAATAGGTACATACAAAAGTCAGTTTGAGTCTGATTTTAAAATATTTACTGATGAGATGTTAGAATACTGTATTCAAGATGTTGAAGTAACTCATAAATTATATGAGATGATACAGAAAAAAGGTTACTCAGAACAATCTATGGACTTAGAGCATGATGTTGCTTTCCTAATACACAAACAAGAACAGCATGGTTTTGCTTTTAATGTAGAAGCAGGACAAGAATTATATTCTAAACTAAATGCTAGAAGGTTAGAGTTAGAAGATGAGTTACAAAAACTATTCCCACCTGAAACAGTTGAGAAAGTTTTTATTCCTAAAGTAAATAACAAAGCAAGAGGTTATGTTAAAGGTGAACCATTTATTAAAAAATCTACTGTTGTCTTTAACCCATCAAGCAGACAACACATAGGACAGAAGTTAATAGATAAATATAATTGGAAACCAAAAGAGTTTACGAATGATGGTAAACCAAAATTAGATGAAACTATATTAGAAAGTTTAGAATACCCAGAAGCTAAAATACTTTGTGAACATTTTTTATTAGATAAACGAATTGGACAATTAGCTACAGGCACACAAGCTTGGCTAAAGCATGAGAAGAAAGGTAGAATACATGGTACATGTAATACTAATTCTACTGTTACAGGAAGAGCAACTCATTCTTATCCTAACATGGCGCAAGTACCTAGTGTATCAGTTCCATACGGTAAAGAGTGTAGAGCGTTATTCACAGTTCCAACTAATAAAAAACTTGTAGGCGTTGATGTCTCAGGTTTAGAAGTGAGAATGTTGGCTCACTATATGGCTAAGTATGACAACGGTGACTATGCAAAGGTTGTGTTAGATGGTGACATACACACAGAAACACAACAGCTGGCTGGTTTAGATAGCCGTGACTTAGCCAAGAGATTTTATTACTGCTTCTTATATGGTGGTGGTGTAAAAAAGATAGCGTTAGTTACAGGCAAGACAGTTAAAGAAGCGGGTCAGATTAAGAAACGTTTTTTAAATAACTTACCTGCATTAAATAAATTAATAACACAAGTTCAAGAAGCTGCAACACGTGGATACTTAATCGGTTTAGATAAAAGACAAATCAAAGTCCGTTCGCCACACGCAGCATTGAATACTTTATTACAATCAGGTGGAGCCATTGTATGTAAACAATGGTTAGCTGAGTTTGATAAAGTAATAGGTGAAAGTGCAGCTGAAATACAGCAAGTAGTTTGGGTGCATGATGAAATACAAATAGAATGTCCTGAAAATCTTGCTGACAAAGTTGGCCAGATAGCTGTTGAAGCTATTAAAAAAGCAGGTGAGCATTTTAAACTACGAGTACCTTTAACAGGGGAATACAAAATAGGAGACAACTGGAGTGAAACGCACTAAAGCACAGCCACGTTTTGATTTAGATTTAAAGTTCGGACAAGAAAGTGAGAACGAATTTCTAAAAGCAATTGAAGGTAAGATAGAATGTAAGTCTGATAGATTATGTATCAAGACTGGTAATGTATATATTGAAACAGAAAGCAGAGGAAAAGTATCTGGTATATATAATACAGACTCAAAGCATTATGCTATCTGTTTATATAAACCTGATAGAGAAGAACAAGTATGGGTAGTTATACCTACAAACCATCTTAGAAAACTGATGGTTAAATATCCCATCAAAGCTGGTGGTGATAACTGGACTTCTAAAGGACACATTATACCTAAAGAAGATTTATTAACATTTAATATATAGGAGTAAACATGGCTAAGAAAAAAGTATTACTAATTGATGGTGATATTCTTATTTATAAAATAGCTACACAAAATGAAGTTGCGACTGACTGGGGTAATGACTTATGGACATTACACTGTGATGCTGCACAATGTAAAGCAGAAGTAGATGCAACAATAGATGACTTAGGTTCTAATCTTGAAGCTGATGATTACATTGTAGCATTAACTGATAAGAATAATTTTAGAAAAGATGTATTACCTACATACAAAGACAATAGAAAAGCTAAGCGTAAACCTATGGTGTTAGGTGTACTACGTGATTATGTAATGGAAAAACATAATGGTGTTATCTATAAAAACTTAGAAGCTGATGATGTATTAGGTATCATGGCAACAGAACCTAGTCAAGAAGATAGAATTATTGTCTCTATTGATAAAGACTTAAAACAAATACCACTATCAAATGTAAGTGGAGATGGTGTTAATGTAGAATACATACCTGAAAAATTAGGTAACTATCATTGGATGATACAGGTATTAGCTGGTGATGCAACTGATGGTTACACTGGTATTCCAAACGTGGGTGTTAAAACAGCAGATAAACTTATTATGAAATATAGTAATGTACCCCTCTTAGACCTATGGAAAATTGTTGTAGGTATCTATAAAGATAAAGGCTTTACAGAAAAAGAAGCTTTACAACAAGCTAGGGTTGCACGTATTTTACGTCATGGTGATTACAATAAGAAAACAGGTGAGGTAAAACTATGGCAGATACAGTAAAGAAACCTAAGCATTATGCTAAACATAAAATTGAACCTATTGATTTTATCACACAAAACAAATTATCTTTTTGTGAAGGCAACGTAGTTAAATACATTTGTCGTTGGAAAGATAAAGGTGGCATAGAGTCTTTAAGAAAAGCTAAACAATATATTGATTTCATTATAGATAAGGAAAGTAAAATACAATGATATTAAAACATGAGCATGTAATTATTAGAGCAGAAGTTATGAACCCACCAATAACTACAGAAGATATTAAACAATGGGTAATAGATTTAGTACCTAAAATAGGTATGAAATTAATGGGTGAACCACAAGCTTACTATTCTGATATGGTAGGTAATCAAGGAGCTACATGCGCTGCTGTTATAGAAACATCACACATAGTTATTCATGTATGGGATGAAGACTCACCATCATTAGTACAGCTAGATGTTTATAGTTGTAAAGAATTAAATATTAATACTGTGTTAAAACATTTAGAAGTATTTAATCCAACTAAAATACAATACAAATTTTTAGACAGAGAAAACAATTTAGAACTGGTGCCTGATTTTGCCAGTCATTTTAAAACAACAAAAGATTTATTAGAGGAACTAACATGAACATAGATTATAGTAGAGATGATTTACTAACACACTTTGGTAAGAAGACATTAAAAGATAGATACTTATTACCAGAAGAGAAATCACCACAAGATGCATTTGCTAGAGCAGCAACAGCTTTTTCTGATAACCCAGAGATGGCGCAAAGAATATATGATTATGCATCTAAGTTATGGTTTATGTATTCTACACCTGTGTTGTCTAATGGTGGTTCTATCAGAGGCATGCCTATTTCATGTTTCTTAAATTATGTTGGTGACAGCAGAGAAGGATTAACAGGCCATTACACAGAGAACGCTTGGCTTGCATCTGTTGGTGGTGGTATTGGTGGCTACTGGGGACACGTACGTTCTGACGGTACAGCAACATCAGGTGGTTCACAATCTTCTGGTTCAATACCATTCATGCATGTTGTTGACAGTGAGATACTTGCTTTCTCTCAAGGTAAAACTAGAAGAGGTAGTTATGCATCATACATGGACATCACACACCCAGAGATAATTGAGTTTATAGAAATGAGAAAACCTACTGGTGGTGATGCGCATAGAAAGAATTTAAATTTACATCATGGAATAAACATAACTAATGAGTTCATGGAGTTGATTGACAAGTGTATTAAAGAACCAACTTATGATGATACATGGAAACTTATTGACCCACACACAAAGAAAGTTGTCCGTACTATCTCAGCAAGAGATTTGTGGTTAAAGATATTAGACACAAGAGTACAGACTGGTGAGCCATACATATCATTTATTGATACAGTAAATGAAGCACTGCCTGAAACACAAAAGAACTTAGGATTAAAAGTACATCACTCTAATTTATGTAGTGAAATAACTTTGCCTACTTCTGAAAATAGAACAGCTGTTTGTTGTCTATCTAGTGTTAACTTAGAAAAGTATGATGAATGGAAAAACGATACATTGTTCATACCAGACTTAATTAGATTTTTAGATAATGTGTTACAACATTTTATTGACCATGCTCCTGAGCAATTGTTTAGAGCTAGGTTCAGTGCATCACAAGAACGTAGTCTTGGTTTAGGTGCTATGGGTTTTCATGCATACTTACAATCTAAAAACATACCGTTTGAGTCTGCTATTGCTAAGTCAATTAATTTAAAAATATTTAAAAGTATTAAAGAACAAGCTGTAAGAGAAAGTGAAAGACTTGCAGTTAAAAGAGGTGTGGCTCCAGACATGGAAGGTACTAAGCTACGTAATGCACACCTGTTAGCTATTGCACCTAATGCATCTAGTTCTATTATTTGTGGTACAACATCACCTTCAATAGAACCATACAGAGCTAATGCTTATGTACAGAAAACAATGTCAGGTTCATTCTTAGTTAAGAATAAACATTTAGAAAAACTATTAGAAAAGAAAGGATTAAACAATGATGATATATGGACATCCATTATCTCTCAAAGAGGTTCGGTCGCTCATGTCAAAGGCTTGTCAGACACTGAGAAAGATATTTTCAAAACTGCAATTGAGATAGACCAGAGATGGTTAATTGAACATGCGGCTGATAGACAACAATACATTTGTCAGAGCCAAAGTTTAAACATATTTATACCAGCTGATGTGCACATTAAAGAGTTACATAACTTGCACATGATGGCTTGGAAAAAGAAAATTAAAACATTATACTATTGTCGTTCTGAAGCAATCAAGAGAGCGGAACTAGTATCACAAAAAATAAAGCGAGATGTTATCCCTGAATGGAAAGAGGATGATTGTCTTGCTTGTGAAGGATAGGAAAGGGACTATGCCATTATTTAAAGAAAGAGTACATTATAAACCATTTGAATATGACTGGGCGTTTGAAGCTTACGACATGCAACAGAAGATGCACTGGTTACCAAGTGAGGTACCATTACATGAAGACGTTAGAGATTGGAATGAAAGATTAACACAAGAAGAAAAGAACTTAATAAATCAAATATTAAAATTCTTTACACAAGGTGATGTAGATATAGCGCAAGCATATTTAGATACTTATATTCCTAAATTTAAACCACCTGAAATTAGAATGATGTTGTCTGCTATTGCTACATCAGAAGCAAACCATGCACATAGTTATTCATTATTAAATGATACTATTGGTATGCCTGAAAGTGACTACAAAGCATTTCAAGAATACAAAGAAATGTCAGACAAACATAATTATTTGTTTTCTAAAAAAGGAACTGGAGTAGAAGGACTCGCAAGAGACATGGCTTGTTTCTCTGCGTTTGGTGAAGGCCTACAATTGTTTGCCTCTTTTGTTATGTTACTAAATTTTCAAAGGTTTGGTAGAATGAAAGGTATGTGTCAGATTGTAACTTGGTCTATCAGAGATGAGACACACCATGTAGAAAACATGCTTAAGTTGTTTAAAGAACTAATAAAAGAAAACCCAAATATTTGGACAGAAAAATTTAAAGCAAGTATCTATCAAACATGTAGAGATATGGTTGACCTAGAAGATAAGTTTATTGATTTAGCTTTTAACATGGGTGGTATTAGAGGTTTAAAATCAGAAGAAGTTAAACAATATATTAGATATATTGCTGATAGAAGACTGTTACAATTGTCTTTAAAACCTAATTATGGTGTAAAAGATAACCCATTAGCATGGTTAGATTGGGTTCTTAACGGTGTAGAACATGCTAATTTCTTTGAGAATAGAGCAACAGAATATAACAAAGGTACTATAACTGGTAGCTTGTGGGACTAAAGTACCCTTTTTAGAAGAATAAAATATGAATGATTTAGACGACATAGTGTTACCAACTACGGTTGATGACCTAGTTAAAATGCTTAATAAAATATATCCAGAGAAATCACCATCTTTAGAAGATGATACTAAGACAATATATTTTAAAGCAGGTCAACGTGATGTTGTTAATTTCATCAACACTTTAAAGGAAAGGTCTGAGAAATAAATATGTGTCTATCAACACCTAAAGTACCAGAAGTAAAGCCTGCTCCACCACCTGTGCCACCATCACCAATTGGTGAACAAGTTGCACCTGAGGTTAAAACAGCAGTAGAGGATACTTCGCCTGAAACAAGAAAAAAGAAGGCTAGAAAAACAGGTACTTCTGCTTTACAAACTACATCTGGTTTGAATATACCTACTACATCTGGTTTAAATATATCATAATCTATGGCGTACAGCGATATTAATATGTTACAAGATACCGCTAAACAAAGATATGAGAAGTTAAAACAAGATAGAGAACACTTCTTAGACAGAGCTCAAGAATGTAGTGAGCTTACTATCCCATCATTATTACCACCAGATGGATTTCATTCATCTAGTGATTTATACAATCCCTTCCAATCAGTTGGAGCAAGAGGAGTAAACAATTTAGCATCTAAATTATTACTTTTATTACTACCACCAAACTCCCCATTTTTTAGATTATCAATAGCAGGACAAGCAAAGAAAGATTTAGAACAACAAAAAGAAATTAAATCTGAAGTAGAGAAATCATTAGCTACTATTGAAAGAGAAGTCTCTGCTAAAATTGAACAACTTGCTCTTAGAGTATCTGTGTTTGAAGCATTAAAACATTTAATTGTTGCTGGTAATGTGTTAACTTATTTACCTAAAAAAGGTACAATGAGAGTTTATCCATTAACAAACTATGTGGTCAGAAGAGATGCTAGTGGTAATATATTAGAGATAGTTATTAAAGAAAGTATTACTCCATTAGACTTAAGTGAAGAAATTAGAAATCAAGTTATTGCAGACGCTGATTATAAATCAGATGAAGATGTAGATATTTTCACACACATATATAAATTAAATCAAGACAAATATTATGTATGCCAAGAAGTTAAAGGAATTAAAATACCTGAGTCTATTGGTAATTACTCTTTAGACAATATGCCATATCAAGCATTAAGAATGGTAAGAGTTGATAATGAAGATTACGGTAGAGGGTATGTAGAAGAATTTTTAGGAGATTTAAAATCATTAGAAGGTTTGTCTCAATCACTTGTAGAAAGTGCTGCTGCATCTTCTAAAGTAGTATTCATGGTAAAACCTAATTCAGTTACTAGAAAGAAAGATTTATCTATGACTAGAAATGGTGACATCATTACTGGTTCAAGAGATGATGTTGCAGTATTACAAACTGAAAAACAATATGACTTGCAAGTAGTTGAAAGAAGTATTGCAAAGTTAGAAGAAAGAATGTCATACGCTTTCTTATTACACACAGCAATACAAAGAAATGCAGAAAGAGTTACTGCTCAAGAAATTAGATATATGGCAGAACAATTAGAAACTTCTATGGGTGGTATTTATTCTTTATTGTCTCAAGAGTTTCAATTACCTTTGGTGACCATATTAATGAAAAGAATGTCTCAATCAAATGAGATACCTTCTTTACCTAAGAACTCTGTAAAACCAACCATCATTACAGGTATAGAAGCTTTAGGTAGAGGAAATGATTTACAGAAATTAAGAGAATTTGTTGCTGAGGTTGCAAACCTAGCACAAGTAAATCCACAGATTGTTCAATCACTGAACACTCAGGATTTAATAAAACGAATTGCTACTGGCTTAGGAATAGATACAGAAGGCTTAATGAAATCAGAAGAAGAATTAGCCGCTGAGCAAGATGCAATGATGAGTCAAATGCAGAACCAGCAAATTATGGGTATGGCTGAAAAAGCTGTAGCTCCTATTGCTAGTGGCATTATGAAACAACAAGAGGAAGAATAAACATGGTAGATAAAGTAGAAATAACGGCAGAACAAACTACTGCTGAGAAACCTGTTGTAGAAGAAACACAACAGACAGAACAAACAAACGAGACACAGTCCACACAAAGTAAACCAGAAGGTTTGCCAGAAAAATTTACTTCAGTTGAAGAGCTGGCTAAATCATATTCTGAGTTAGAAAAGAAACTTGGTGAGCAATCTCAACAAAGACCATCACCTTCTAAACCAAATCCTAGTAATGATAAGGCAACTTTAGAAGTCGCTGAAAATGCTGTACAAGATGCTGGTTTAGATATGACTACTCTTCAACAAGAGTATTCAGAAAAAGGTGAACTAGATGCTAAGTCATACGAAGCATTAGAAAAGGTTGGTATAACAAAACAATATGTTGATAATTATATTGCTGGTCAGCAAGCGTTGGCTGAACAAACGGCATCAGAAATAAAAGATACTGTAGGTGGTAATGAAGCATACAATGAGATGGTTCAATGGGCTGCTACAAATATGACTGATGGTGAAAGACAAGCTTACAACAAAGCTGTTAACAGTCCTGATAAAGAAACTGTTAAACTTGCAGTCAATGCACTTAAAGCTCAATATGAAAGAGCCAATGGTGTTGAACCTAGATTAGTAGAAGGTAAAGCTACACCAACTGCTGAACAAGGTTTTCAATCTTGGGCACAAGTTACTGAAGCTATGGCTGACCCTAGATATGCTAAAGATACAGCTTATCAAGCAGAAGTAAAAGCTAAACTAGAAAACTCTAACTTATAGGAAAACAATTATGCCAATGACTAAAAAATCAAAGAAAATGAAAAGTGCTATGAGTAAAACTTATGGTAAGAAAAAAGGCGCCAAAGTATTTTATGCTACAGCTAAGAAAAGAGGCATGAAAGCATAATGGCAAAACAAGGACTATACGCTAACATACATGCTAAACGTAAAAGAATAGCAGCTGGTAGTAAAGAAAAAATGCGTAAGGTTGGGAGCAAAGGTGCTCCAACTGCAAAGCAATTTAAGAGAGCAGCTAAGACAGCTAAGAAAAAGTAATGGTTGCCAAGAAATATCAAAGTCCATCTGGCGGCTTAAATGCCGCTGGAAGAAAATATTTTAAAAGAACTGAAGGTTCCAATTTAAAAGCTCCTGTTACAGGTAAAGTAAAAAGAGGTTCTAAAGCTGCGGCCAGAAGAAAATCTTTTTGTGCTCGTATGTCTGGAGTAAAAGGTGCTATGGTTAAAAATGGTAAACCTACTAGAAAAGCATTAGCACTTAGAAAATGGAAATGTAATTAATGTCACCATTAGGTGAAAAGATATTTAGACTTAAGTGTCTAATAATGAAATGTCGGGAGAGAGGAAAATTCTCTCTTGCCATTAAGTTAGCTAATAGGTTAGCTAGCTTATAGTTGTGCACTCTTATTAGAGGGCAACTGCCAAAACATAAACAAAGTCTAACGACTTGACCGCTTGCGGGCGACAATCTTGTTTGTGAAACTGGAGTATATGTAGAGGCTTTTATAAACCTAACGTCAAACCATAAAAAGGAGAACTATTATGGCAAACGCAACCCCTGTTAGTGTTGGTAAAATCAACGCTGGTGGTAGTGAAGACGCTCTGTTTCTGAAAGTTTTTGCAGGTGAGGTACTTACTTCATTTGAAAGAGCTTCAGTTACTGAAGGTGCTGAAATGGTAAGAAGCATTGCTTCTGGTAAATCAGCAACTTTCCCAGTAATGGGTAGAGTAGGAGCGTCATATCATACTGCTGGTGCAGAAATTACTGGCTCTGACGTAAACCACAATGAGAAAGTCATTACAATTAATGACCTTCTATTATCTTCAGTATTCTTATCGAATATCGAAGAAGCTAAAAACCATTGGGATGTAAGAAGTGCATATTCTACTGAAATCGGTAGAGCACTTGCTTTCCAAAAAGATAAGCATATCTTACAAACTATTGGTCAAGCAGCACAAGCATCTGCAAACGTATCTGATTCTGGATATGGTACAGGTACTGTATTAACAAATACTTCAATCGCATCTGCAACAGCTTCAACTGCTGCTGACGCTATGATTGAAGAGTTGTTCAATGCAGCTAAAGCATTAGACGCTAACTACGTTCCAAAAGAAGGTAGAAAAGCGTTCATTAGACTAGAAGAATACTACAAACTAGCTAATGGAACTAATGTAACTAACGTTGACTTTAGTGGTCAGGGTTCAATCGCAGAAGGTAAAGTAATGAAAGTTGCTGGTATTGAATTAATACCAACTGCTCACTTTATCACTGCTGACTACTCTGCATCAACTGATGTAAACGGTGGTTCTGCTACAGCTGGTGGTTCTAACCCACAACAAGTTGACCTATCAAACTATGTTTGTTTAGTGTCTCACCCAAGTGCGGCTGGAACTGTTAAATTAATGGACTTGGCAGTTGAGTCAGAATATGACATCAGAAGACAAGGTACATTAATGGTAGCTAAATACGCTATGGGACATGGTGTCCTAAGGCCTGAGGCTGCTGTAGGAATTAAAGAAGCTGCGTAAGCTTTTTTAACCAAATTGATGAGGGGATGGGAAACTGTCCCCTTGTCTTTATCTAAAATATTATTAGGAGATTATGACTACAAGAATTACACCAACGACTGAATTACAGGCGATAAACATTATGTTGTCAACTATTGGTGAAGCTCCAGTTAACTCAATAACAGGAACTACAACAGTTGACGTATCTGTCGCTAAAAATATTTTAGATGAAACTTCAATGTCTATTCAATCTCAAGGATGGCATTTCAACACCCACTATAAATACAATTCATTATCTTTAGACCAAGATAACAAAGTACCCCTTCCCGTAAACTGTGTTAAAGCTGACGCTAGTGCAGATTATAGATACTTAAATTACACTATGAGAAATGGTTATTTATATGATTTAGATAATCACACAGATGTATTTACTTCGGCTCCATCTGAAGTTGATTTAGTATTAGTACAACAGTTTGAACAATTACCAGAATATGCAAGACAATACATTACACTGAAAGCAGCTAGAAGATTTGCTGCTAGATACATTGGTGATAAAGCTATTATTGATTTAATTGCTGCTGATGAGAATGAAGCATTAATGTCTTTCCATCAAGCAGACAGTCAAGAAGCAGATGTTAATATGCTTAATGGTGATTCAAATACTTTCTCAATTATTAATAGACCAACTAGAAGGACATATTAATGGGTGGTGTTGTTTCACAGAGCATACCTAATTTTCTAAATGGTATATCTCAGCAAACACCTACACAGAGAAGTGTAAACCAAGCTGAAGACCAGATAAACTTTCAGAATAATATTGTTGATGGTTTGTCTAAAAGACCATCTTTAGATTATATAGCAACATTAGATGCTAGTAATGTTTTTCCTAATACAACTAAAGTGTGGTCTATACAAAGAGATGAAAACAATCAATTCATTGTCGCTTTTTATAATGGTGGTGTTAAAGTTTATGATTTAGAAGGTAATGAAAAAACAGTTACTATTTCAAGTGGCTCTAGTTATTTAACTTCTACTAATCCAAGAAGAGATTTTAAATTAGTTAATATTGCTGATTACACTTTTATTGCAAACAAATCTAAAACAGTATTAGCAGACACTAGCACAAGTGCAGCTAAGAATGAAGAGTTTTATATTAACGTTGTTACAACAAACTACGGTAGAGAATATACTGTAGAGTTAACACATCCTGATATGCAAGCTGCATTAGGTTATGGATTAAAAGCTGCATTACAAATGCCATCAGGTTCTAATGCAACACATGATAGTTCATTTAGAGATACAGCGCATGTTGCTGATATATTAATGTATGGTGAATCTAGTCAATATTTTGATGGTTCATCAGATGCAGATTTTAAAGTTGTTAGAACGGACACAGGTGCAACTTTAACTAAAACACAGGGTTTAGGAAGTTACTCTGGTTTTACTACATACTTTGATTTCACTTTATATAACTCAGTTATTTATAGTGAACCAAAAGATAATGACCCTGATTATACTGTAACAACAGGTGATGGCTCTGGTAACAGCGGTATGTATTCTATTAGAGATGAAATATCAGACTTTACTAAATTACCTTATCATGGTAAAGTTGGAACTAAAATAAAAGTGACTGGTGATGAAGGTGATACATTGTCTGATTATTGGGTAGCATTTGAAACTGATGGTGTATGGAAAGAAACTATAGCTCCAAATACAAGTTTAGGATTAGATAATTCTACAATGCCACATGCATTAATTAATAACAATGATGGTACATTTACATTTCAAGAAATAGATTGGACTGATAGAACTTGTGGTGATAGTGATACAAATGCTGACCCATCTTTTGTTAATAAAAAAATTCAAAACTTAACTTTCTATAAAAATAGATTAGGTGTTTTGTCTGGAGAAAATTTAATCTTTACAGAAAATGCTAGTTTCTTTAATTTCTTTTCTAGTACAGTTACACAAGTTTTAGATACAGACCCAATTGATATTGCTGCGTCTGGTACACAAGTTAACACATTAAAAAACTCTGTGTCATTTAATGAAACATTGTTATTGTTTTCTGATACAGCACAATACAAATTAAATAGTACAGGTGAAGCAGTTACACCAACTACAGCTATACTTAATGAAGTATCAAGTTTTGAACATGATGATGCTGTAAGACCTGTGTCTGCTGGTAAGTTTGCTTACTTTGCACAATCAAGAAATAACAACACAGCAATTAGAGAATACTTTGCTGATGATGATACATTAACAAATGATGGATTAGATATAACAGTATCTGTTTCTAATTTAATACCAACAAATGTATATCAACTGATTAGTAATACTACAGAAGATACGTTAATTGCCTTAGCTTCAGACACTAACGATACACAAACAGCTCCATATACAGCAGGTAGTGCAGTTACATCTACTTATGCAAACACAATGTACATTTACAAATACTTTTTTGATAGAGGTGAGAAAGTGCAAACAGCATGGTCTAAATGGACATTTAATGGTGTTAAGATTTTAGGTGGAATGAGTGTAGATAGTTTTATTTATTTACTTGTTGCTGAGAACACAGATACAAAATTAGTTAAATTAGATTTAAGAAACTTAAAAGACCAAACAATAGGTTTTGGTATTTATTTAGATTTAAAAACAACAGTTACTGGTACTTATGATAGTGGCACAAATCTAACTACATTTACATCACCGTATGGTGCTAGAACTGGATTAATAGCTATTGATACTACTAATGGAAATAACTTTAGCGCAACTAATACAACTGGGTCAACTTACACAATAGAAGGTGACCACACAAGTTTATACATTGGTGTACCATTTACATCTACTTATAGATTATCACCACAGTATATTAGAGAAAGTTCTGGTAGAGGATTAGTGTCTATTACCTCTGGCCGTTACCAGATTAGAAACATAAGATTTAATTATGAAAACTCTGGTTTCTTTCAAGTAGAAGTTACACCTACGGGTAGAAGTAAGAGTACAACAATTATGAACGGTTATATTATAGGTACTGCAACAAGTAAAGTAGGCGTACCTGCAATAAGCTCAGGTAGCCTTTTGGTACCCGTTATAGCTAGAAACACAGACTTTGTATTAGATATTAAGAGTAGTTCGCATCTACCTGTATATGTTGCAAGTGCTGAAGTTGAAGGCTATTATCACACACGTTCAAGAAGGATTTAATATGAAAGAAGCTTTTGTAAGAAAAGCAGAATTAATAGATGCTATTGAGTTAGCACCTAGATTAAGAAAGATAGATAGAGAAGAAATAAAAGCAGCAAGCAATATTTCTTGTCTTGAAGCTTTGGTTACACCATTTACATTTGAAACTGCAAAGACATATTCTGTAGTTAAAACTGAAACAGATGAAGTCTTAGGTATGTTTGGCTCAGCACCTGCTAATGACCCTGAGTACGGTGTAGCATGGTTATTGTCTTGTGAAGATTTATATAGACATACCAAAGAATTTGTAAAACAATCACCTCATTGGATAAATGAGATGGGACAAGGTTATACTTATTTATATAACTTTGTAGATAAACGAAATTGGAAATCACTTAAGTGGTTACAATATTTAGGGTTTGAACCCAAAGAACAAATAGATAATTATGGTTTTGGAAACACACCATTTTTATTAATGATAAAGGAGATACATAACTAAACTATGTGTGATGTTGTTACTGCGTTAAAGATAGGTACAGCGATATATTCTCATCAGTCTAAAAGAGCAATTGCTAAAGGACAAATGAGAGCTAATGAGCAGACAAGAAAAAACTCAGACCAAGCTTACCTTAATGACATATCTAAAATAGATAAAGAAGCAGTATCAGCTAGTAGAGAAAAAGCATTAGCTGATTTTAAAATAAGTCAGAAAAAAATTAGACAACAAGCTACATCTTTAAATTTAAATGCTGGTAATGCAGATAAAATTATACAAGACATTGCTGGAGCTTATGACATGCAATTTTTAGATGTTGCTAAAGATTATGAAATGGATGTATTAAAACTTTCTGACCAAACAACTGAAGCTTATTCTGCACAACAAAGAAGATACAATAGTATTAAACCTGTATCTATGCCTAGTAATACTGGATTGTTATTAAGTGTCGCTACTACGGCAGCTGAAGGTTATCAAAAATATAATGCTAACTCATCTGCATCAACAAGTTTATTTGACTCGTCTAACACAAGCACATACGCATCAACTGATTTTGGAGATTATAAATAATGGCATATAAATCAAGAGTAAGTAATAAATACATGGGAGCAACTTTTGCTGGTCAAGTTAGAGCTGCTACTACATCTGAAACAGAAGATTTAATTAGAACATTACAAAAAGATGTTAACCCAACATTAGAAAGAATTTATAATAGAGATATTGAAAAAAAACAAGACACTGCAAAAGCTAAAATAAATGAATTATATAACAGTGGTAAATCTTTTGATGATATAAACAATGAAATATTAGAAGGTAAACATCCAGACTTATCTGGTAGATACGTTGACAAAGTTGTCTCACAAGAAAGTGGTAAAATTGCAGCAGTAGAATCTATTGCAAATATAGAACAAAATAAAGGTAAGTATGATTTTAAAACTACTAACTTACCAGCATTTTATAAAGAATATTTACCAAGTTTTCCTGATAAAGATGGCGCATTTGCGCTTGGATTTGCTTCAGTGTTTAATGAATACAAAGCTAAAGATGCAATTAAAGATGCTCAACTTAGAAATAAATATGCAGAAGAAAAGAAAATAGAAGATGGTGCTAAGATATTATCTACAGCAACTCCTAATAATTTTTGGGAACTTACTAAAGGAATGGTTATTAAAGTCCCACCAGCAGAAGGAGAAACTGGCACTAGATATATCAGAACATTTGAAGAAGCAAACAAGTCGGCATTATTATATTTAAACAACAGTATTGACACCGCTTCAACAACATCTGATTTAGAAAAAATTGAAGATATTATTAAAGCTGATAGAGGTGTTGGAGTGGGTGGTAATCAATTAGGTTCCTTATATTCAGTAAGACAAAAAAATCCTAAAGTAGCTAAGTTAATAGAAGATTATGAAACTAAATATAGAACATTAGCTAATGCTGAATACACTCAAAGTACTAGAGCTAGAGAAACTAAAAAAAGAACTTATTTAACAGACTTGTTTAATATTGATAAAAGCACAACAGAAGGTCAATTAACGTTTGATAAAATGAGAAAAGAGGCTATCAATGAATTTCCTTCTTTAGCAGTAACCATTAATAGTGTAGCTAAAAACGTAGCTGATATACAAGAAGATAAAGGTGCTGTTACAAAATTAGAGCTAGATGTAATGCGTGGTGTTTACAATAATAACTCAGCTGCATTAGAGGAAGAGTGGAGAAAATACTCTAACAATCCTGAAACATTATCTGGTTTATATAAACAATTAGTTACAGCAGAAACATCTGCATCTAGTGGTTATTCTTCACCATTTGAAGAAAAAGCATTTACTAGAACAGTTGATAAAATTAATAAAATTATTGTTGACCAAGTTCCTGCTGTTAATAAAAAATATCAATCACAAAAAAACCAATATATTGCAGATTTAATACAACAAGAAATGCAAGTTGATTATTTAGAGTGGTTAAAAAAAGCTGAAAATACCAAACCATCAAGATTAGCTTCTAACACAGAAAAAAATGAGTGGTATCAAAAACAACAACAATTCTTTAATGATACTTACAATGAAAAAATTAAAACTTACAGTAACAAAACTTGGTTAACAGCATTAGCTGATAAAATTAACAAAGATGGAACTGACTTAAGTTCAGATATTGATTTAGATGATATTGTAGGTGAATATTTTGAAGACCGAGTTAATGATGCTGTGTCTCAATTTAAACCGTACGTAAGTAGAATTGAGTCTGAATCTGATTTAAACATGATTGACAGAGCTCAAACATTAATGAGCACTGCGCAGTTTAAAAGTTTATTAAACCAAAAAGGTTTTGAAGGATACTCAACAGACCCTGTTAAACAAAAAGCATTAGCACAAGAATTAATCAAAAGATTAAATATTGATGAAAAAGATTTTACTGATGACATTAATCAGTTAAATGACACAATCAAACAAAACCTCACAACATTTAAACTCCCACCAATAGAAACTTATACACCATTAGGATTAGTTGAAAAAGGTTCTAGTATAGAAGCACAACAGAATTTCTTTATTAATTCTTTAGAGCAGCTTGCTGGAAGACCAATCAACAAAGAACTTTACAATAAAATATTAACACCTGATGCTAAATTAAACATTGCAAAAGCATTTGATATTAGCTCTGTTCAATTAGACGCATTAGTAAACGAGTATTTAAAATAATATATGGCAGAAATAGATTTAGGATTTTCTTGGACTGATGAAGAAAACCTGTCTTTAACAGACAGAGGTATTGCATCAAGAAAAAGAAACAGAAGAAACAGAATTGAAAGAGCAAAGTATGACGCTATGCAAAAAGCTGAACGTCAAAAATTAGCATTAGATAAGTTACAATCAGATGAGTTTCAAGAAACTTTAAAACGTTATTATTCAGGTGGCGTATCTGATATGAATAATGTTGTGACAGGTGGTAAAGATATTAAAGATTACACTAAGTCAGAATTAATTGAAAAGTTTTATCAAGATAGAATCTGGAGTGAATACAACACTATTGGAATAGCAAATGATGTTGGACAAGTATTAGCTAAAGATGAGCAATACAAAGGTGACTGGGCAGAAATAACACAAGTTTATGCTGACTTACCATACTTTGGTAATGAAACTATTGGGTTTTTAAAATGGGCTAAAGATTTTGTCCCTGCACTAATAGCTGACCCTATTAACTTATTTAGTTTAGGTGCTGGTAAAATTATTACTAGAGAAGCAGGTAAAACAGCTTTAACTGAATTAACAAAACAAGAATTTGTAAAACAAACAACTAAAAAAGCTGCATTAGAAATAGGTATAAAAGAAGCAGCTTATGGCGCTACAGTAACAGCAGGAGCTGATTTAGCAAGACAAACTGCTGAAATAGATGTTGGTTTAATGACTGATTATAACTTAAGCAGAACATTAATATCATCTACTGCTGGTGGTGTCGCACAAGGAACAATTGGTGCTGGTATGGCCGCTTGGTCTGCTAAAGGTAAAGCTGGTAGATTCTATGATAAAGGTGATGGATTTAAGTCTGACTATAGTAGAGACTTTGGTTTTGCTGGTAGTAATGCAGAAGAAACTTTTTCAGGAGCTACGGGTAAAAGCAAAAAGTTTAAACCAACGACTTCTAAAAAAGTAACAAAAAAAGTTACAGATAGAACAAGTGAAGTAGAAACAATTAATACTAAAGTTAATGATATTAAAAGAAAAACTCCTATTATAAACTTAAGTAAAATAAATCCTGATGAAGCGCACAATGCTGTTGTTAATGAATTAAAATCTACAATAAATGATTTAGTTAATAAAGGTGAAATACGAACAACTGAAAGAGTTGGTTTATTTAATCAAATTAAAAACAAAGCTGCTAAGTTATTAGGTAAAGAAAATGCAGAAAAGTTAGATGAAGAATTAAAAGCAGCCGCTAAAATAACACCTGACTTAGCTCCTACTATTTATGCTGGCAGAGTTAATATTTTAAATAAATCAAAAGAAGTCTTAGAGATAAAAGAATTAGCTGATAATGCAGTTGATTTAGATGAAAAAATAGCAGTTGCTGATAAGCTAATAGAAGCTTTGTCTGAAAAATCAGTCTTAGTTAAAAACCATGTGGACACTGTACAAGGTGTTTCTGATGCATTAAATCAACAAAAATTAATGGTTGAGATGACTGATGCTGATAAACTTAGAATGGAAACAGACATAGCTATTAGCAATGAATTACCCACCTTAATTGAAAACATTAAAAAACTTTCCCCAGAACAAAAAATAAAAGCAATCAATGATATAGCAGATATAAGTAACAACGATTATCAAATGCGTAAATTGATTAAAGAAGTTAATAGAAAAACAAAGAAAAAAGAAGTTACATTTTTTGAAGCATTAAACGAATATACAACAGCTAATTTACTAGGTGACCCAACAACACATGAAATTAACTTATTGTCTTCAGCAACTAGGTTTCAAGCTAATATTGTAGAGCAATTTGTAGGTGGTTTATTAAGTCTTAAACAAGGTCAAACTAGACAAGCTATCAATCAAATGCAAATGGCTGGTGATTTACTAATAGCTCAATTAAGATTTTTTAACATAGCATTTAAAAAAGCTAAGTTGTCTTGGAAAGCTAATAGAAGTATTGGTGATACATTAGAACATAGATTTGACGGAAGACAGCAAAGAAATATGGAAACATATTTTAATCAATTAAAAGCATCTGATAGCAAAATAAAACAATGGATAGGAACCACCGCATCACCTATTGGTAAAATAGCGTTTGCTACTCTTAGATTTCTAGGTGCAGGTGATACATTGATGAAAAACATTTTTAACAGAGCAGCTAGAGTTGCTAATGTTAACCAAAGAATGAGAGCTTTTTATCCTGAGTTATGGAAAAAAAGAAAGTTATTTAACAAAACACAAATTGTTGCTTTAGAAGATAATATAAGAAATACAAAAGAAAATATTAGATTTGAACAAGCACAAGACAAAGTTAATGTTAAAAAGTTAGAAAAATTAAATAATAAATTAAAAGAATTAGAACAACAAAAAATATCACAAACTCCATTTGAAAAGAAATGGTCTGAGTTATATTATCAGTATGAAGATGAATTTGGTAACTTTAAATCTACTAATACATTTAATCCTATAGAAGCTAAAACATTAGATGACTTAACAAAATCAGTTGCTAATGACCCCTTATATGTTTCAAGACAAGCATCATTTACACAAAACCTTAAAAATGAAATGCTTGACCCAACTCAGTTTTATCCTGACCAACAACAAAGTAAAGCTAACTTAGGAGACTGGGTTTTAAAAACAGTTAACAAAGCTCCATTAATTAGAGTGTTTACTGGATTACACTTTGTAAAAACTCCTGTTAATTTATTTAAATTAGGATGGCAAATGACCCCAGTACTTAATAAATTAAATATGGAATTTAGAGCTATGTTAAATGCGTCTGACCCAATTGTAAGAAATAAAGCACAAGCCATTCAAGGTGTAGGTATGGCAGCGTATGGATATGCAACTTATTTAGCTTTTGCAGATAGAATTACGGGTCATAAAGAAAAAGATAGAAAACACAGATTTGCATATAAATGGACAGATGAAAATGGTGTTACTCAATATACATCACTAAGTCGTTTCTTTCCTTTGTCTATTCCATTTATGGTTATGGCATCTATCAAAGATTCTATAGAAGATTTCCAAGATGTGTTTAGTGACCCATTGCACAGTGCTGAGCAAGAAAGATATTTAGATTATCTAAGACACATTGCTGGTTCTTCATTTTCTTTGTGGTCTAACATTTTTGCTAGTAATCTTATGACACAAGATTTCTTTAAATTAACACAAATATTTAGTGAAACAGAATCAACAGAAGAAGAAGGTAGTGCTAGCATTTCTAAATTAGAAAGATACTTTGGTAGAAGTACAAGTAAATTAATTCCATTAGCAACATCTTGGAGATGGACTAATAAAGTATTTGCAGATGGTGAGGCAGAGTTAATTACTATGACTGACCATTTGAAACAATCTAGTCCGTATGCTTTATCTAAAATTATTAATGAGAAATATTTAGGTGGACAATTTCCAGTGTTAAATTATGGTGATGCTTTGGCTCCTAAAAGAGACCCATTAGGTAATCCATATCCTAAAACTAAAGGCTTATTATTAGGACAAGCACAAGATATGTTTCCAGTTTCATCACATTGGAGTAATTCAATGATGGATAGCAATGGTAATAAAATTGTATTATCTCAAGAAGCTAAAGATAAATTACAGCAATCTAATATACAATGGGAAAGACCTGTGTTTATTGTTAATGTTGGATTAGCAAAACCTATTAATTTAAAAGAAACTATGATAAGACAGGTTAAGCATCCTGAGACAAATGAAACGATTACATTTAAAGAAGGTACTACAGCATACGAAGCTTTATTACAACTAAAAGGTATGTTTAAAATTAATGATAGAACTTTAAATGAAAGATTTAGAGATGAGTTAGAAGACCCTAATTCTCAATATAATTCTGTATATGGAGCTAATAGATTAATTGGTGGTAAATATGAAGGTGACCAATACTTATTGAGTATAATTAGAGAGTATGAAAGAGAAGCTAGAGATTGGTTAAAATACTCAGGAATTATTGAAATAGAAGGAAAAGCAACTACTATTGAAAACCTTAAATCTAAAGCGGAACAAGTATTAATGAATATATACGAATAAAGTACCCCTTTTAGAAGAGATAAAACATAAATATGGCTAATTCATTTGTAAGATATACGGGTAACGGCTCCACAGCCGCATACGCTATCCCTTTTTCTTACAGAAGTGCTGATGATTTATCAGCTACAGTTAATGGTGTAAATGTCACAGCTTACACTTTAGACGCTGCTGGTACTACATTAACATTTGATACAGCGCCTGCTGACCAATCAGCTATTGAAATCAGACGTACTACAAGTCAATCTACTAAATTAGTTGACTATGTATCAGGCTCAGTATTAACTGAGAATGATTTAGATACAGATTCTGACCAAGCATTTTATATGTCTCAAGAAGCTATTGACAAAGCTGGAGACGTTATTACACTTGATGGTGCTGACTTTCAATGGGATGTACAGAACAAAAGATTAAAAAATGTTGCGGCTCCAACGGCCGACACAGATGCTGTTAATAAAGCATTTATCTCAACAAATTTACCTAACATCACAACGGTAGCTGGTATCAGCAGTGATGTTACTACAGTTGCGGGCATTAGCTCTGACGTAGAGACGGTAGCCGATAATGACACAAATATTACTACTGTTGCTGATAACATTAGTTCTGTTAACACTGTAGCAACAAATATATCTGACGTTATAAAAGTCGCTGATGACTTAAATGAAGCAATATCTGAAGTAGAGACTGTTGCCAACGACTTAAATGAAGCTACATCAGAAATTGAAACAGTTGCTAATAATATTGATAATGTTAATACAGTCGGAACTAACATTGCCAATGTTAACACAGTAGCTGGTAATGATACAAATATTACAGCAGTTGCTAATAATAATACTAACATTAATACAGTAGCAGGTATCTCAAGCAACGTAACAACCGTTGCAGGTATATCATCAGACGTTACAGCAGTAGCAGGTGATGAAGCTGATATTGGAACTGTTGCTACTGATATAGCAAATGTTAATACAGTTGCTGGTTCTATTGCTAACGTAAACACAGTTTCAACAAATATTGCAAACGTTAATTCAGTAGCGGGTAATGCTACAAATATTAATACTGTTGCTGGTAACACAACAAATATCAACACTGTTGCTGCTAATGATGCAAACATAACAACAGTAGCTGGTGCCAATGCTAATATTTCCGCAGTGGCTACAGACATTGCTAATGTTAATACTGTTGCTACAAACATTGTAGATGTTAACAGTTTTGCAAATACATACAGCATAGGTGCGTCTGACCCAGTATCAGCAGATGAAGGTGATTTATTTTATAATTCTACTGACAATGCAATTAAATATTACAATGGTTCAGCATGGCAACAAATTACAGCAGACACAGATGTTAAGACTTTAGTTTCAGCAAATGATACAACGGCAGGTTTTTTAAATGGTAAACTAGTAGCGGGTTCAAACGTAACATTTACTGAAAATAATGATGGTGGAAATGAAACACTTTCAATTTCTGCAACAGATAACTCAATACCTTTTGCAATAGCTTTAGGATAATAATATAGGAAAAAACAAATGGCAAATAATTTTAATAGTACAACGGCTAGCTTAACAGATAGCACACTTACAACTGTTAAAACTACTACATCAAATAAACAAGTTATGATTGGATGTTTAGTTTCAAACACAGGTGGCTCAGCTATTTTGGTAGATGTAGTCTTAAATGATGGTTCTAACGATAGATACATTGTTAAACAAGCTCCAGTACCTACAGGTTCTTCATTAGAAGTCATCTCAGGTAAAGTAATTATTCCAAATGGTGGAGCTGTAAAAGTAAAATCTGATAATGCTTCTGGCAATGCAGATGTTATTATCTCAACACTAGAAGATGTAGCGTAATGTATTTAGGAAACCAACCAGCTTTAGCTTACACAAGTTTTGCTAAACAGGATTTTACAACAAGTGCTACTACTTCGTACACTTTAGATAATCCTGTTACAAATGAAAATGAGATTGCATTATTCATTAACTTTGTAAGACAAGAACCTACAACTGCATACACTGCAAGTGGCACAAGTTTAACTTTAACTTCTGCTACATCTGCAAGTGATGATATGTATTGTGTGTTTCTTGGAAAAGCGGTTCAAACAGTAAATCCACCTGCTGGTTCAGTTGGTATATCTCAACTCTCTGCTACTGGTACAAAAGACAGCACAACATTTTTAAGAGGTGATAATACTTTTGCTAGTGCTGGTGGAGATAATACTCCAGCTTTTTTAGTAAGACTTTCTGCTAATCAAACTTTATCACATGATACTTTAACTAGAATTGCATGGGATACAGAGGACTATGATACAAATAATGCTTTTGCTTCAAATGTTTTTACAGTTCCAAGTGGAGAAGGTGGAAAATATGTTTTTAGTTACTGTGTGTATGGTGATGATAGTGATGATACAGATACCTATATTGCGTATATAGAAGTTGATGGTACAGCTAATCCTGATAGTAATACTGGTTTAGCTTCTCCAAGAACTGGACAAAATATGGTTTTAAGAGCAGTTACAATAATTACATTAACTGAAGGACAGGTTGTAGAAGTTGTTGCAAAACATCAAGGAACTAACCAAAATGAAGTAGTAAGGTCATCTGGTTCATTTTTTTCAGGATATAAATTAATAGGAGTTTAATATATGGCAATAACAAAATTAGTATCTGATAGTTTAGGAGCTGGTGTAGGTGGAAGTATGGTTAAACTTGCAAAACAAACTGCAAGTAGTGATGCATCAATTTCTTTTGATGGATATTTTTCTGCTACTTATACTAATTATGTTTTGCATATTACTGATTTAAGTCCAGCTTCAGATGGTCAGTATCCAAAAATGAGATTTAGAATAAATAATTCAAATGTATCTGATGGTTATTATGTTGGGTCTATTGGTAGAGCATATAGAACTTCTGGTGCAGATGGTGCTGATATGTCAAGGTCTTTTTATAATCAAACTGAAGGTGAAATTGCACAAGATACTGATAGTGTTGCGGCGTATACTTATAGCGGTATTGTTAATTTTATTAATCCATTAAACACTACAACAAATAAAAAAGTTATGTTTGATGGAGTTCATTATAATACAGATGCTTCTGTATATATGAGAAATTATGGAACTTTTACTTATAGAGGAAGTTCAACTGCTTTAAGTGGTTTTACTTTATTTTATGGTTCAGGAAATGTTGAAAGAGGAACATTTACTTTATATGGAGTTGCAGACTAATGGCTACAAAATTAATTAATGGAATAAGATATAATCTAACTGCTGAAGAAATAGCACAAAGACAAGCTGAAGAAACAGCATGGAACGCTGGTGCATTTGATAGAGCAATAGAAAATTTAAGAGCCAAAAGAAATAAATTATTACAAGACACAGATTACATTGTAACTATGAACCTTGAAGCTGGTAATACCATTCCTGCTGAATGGGTAACATACAGACAAAGTTTAAGAGATTTAACCAACGGACTTACTACAGTTGAACAAGTCAATGCAGTAGTATATCCTACAAAACCAGAATAACACATGGCATATATAGGCAGAGGAACAGATAAGTTAAGCGACATTGAAAAGTTAGATACCATAACTTTTGATGGAAGCTCATCTTATACATTACAAAAGAACAGCGTAAACTTTACGCCTTCTAGTGCCAATAATTTACAAGTGTCTATTGATGGTGTGGTACAAGCTGGTAACTTTACGGTATCAGGTTCAACCATAGACTTTGGAACAGCAGTTCCTGGTACTTCTACAAATGATTTTATCTTCCATTATGGAACAGGATTGATTACCACTCCTGCTGATGGAACAGTTACTACAGCTAAACTTGCAGACTCTAGTGTTACAAGTGCTAAGTTATCTGGAGTTACACAAGGTATTACAATGGCAGACCAATGGAGATTAACTGCTACGACTAATTATAACACAAATGCTGATGTTACTTCAAATTGGGAAAGAAATGATAGTGTTGGTTATGCTAGTTTAGGAACAGGATTAACTGAAAGTTCTGGTATATTTAGTTTTCCTCAAACAGGATTATATTTTATAAATTTTCAAGCTAGAGTTAATATGGGTGGTTCAGAAAGCCATGCAGATTTTAATTTACATGTTACGACAGATAATTCTTCTTATACTAGAGTTACTGAAACCACCACAGGAAATGGTTCTACTACAACCAATGTAGCTGGTACTCTTTCAAATACTTATTTAATAAATGTAACTGATACTTCAAATGTTAAATTTAAATTTAAAACAGAAAGTTTTACTTCAACATCATCTGTTACAGGTACAACTACAAGACAAGAAACAGGATTTACAGTTTTAAGAATAGGAGATAGCCAATAATGGAAAGAGATTATTTACAAGAAGCCTTACAAACCTTTAACGAAACTAATGGTGTTAATTGGTACGGTTGGAAAAAGTTTGATGAACAAGGAAACAAAATACCTAATGACCAACGTATGTGCTATGAGTGCATAGAGATTATCAAAGAAGGTGCGACTATGCCATCTAAAGCAGAAGTAGAAGCTAAGATTGCAGAAATAAAACAAGCAGAACAAGACGCAATTAATAAAAAAGCATCTGCTAAACAAAAACTAATTGATTTAGGTTTAACCGAAGAAGAAATTAAATCGCTATTAGGAATATAATTTAAAAACAATAATAAGGAGAAAACTATGTGGGACACTAATATGTTCAAAGACTTTGACCCATTAAATTACAATGCGGTGAAAAAGAATATTAATAACTTTAATGAAAAAGTTGTAGAGTTCTGGAAAGACTTTTACAATGACGTATTTAACAACATTAAGAAAGATGGCTAGAAATAAATCAACAACTGACGTTAAGATAGAGCAGCTATGCCGAGAAGTAAAAGAGCTACGTACAGAAGTTCAATCTTTAACTAAAACAGTATCTTTTGGTAAAGGTGCTGTGTGGGTGTTGATTTTATTAGGGTCTATTGTTGGCGGTGCTTACAATTTTATCGTAGGTAAGTAATGTTTAAATTAATAGGCACAGTCTGCATCTTAGCAATAAACAATAATCAATTTGATTTATGTTTTAAAGCAGGAGAAACAGGTGGGGAATACAAGACATTAGAAGAGTGTAGAGATATAGGTAAACAAATAGTTGACCTTGTTCAGGAAGATTTAAAAACAAGAAATTTAAAAGTAATATTAACTTGTAAACCACCTACATATAACGGAGCATAACATGTGGTTATCAGCAATTAAATTAGCGTTTCAAGCAGGCAGCCATATTTATAAAAATAGACAAAAAACTAAGATGTTAATGGCAGATGCACAAATGCGTCATGCTGAGAAGATGGCTAATGGTGAAGCTGAGTATCAAGGTAAACTATTAGAGGCCAGACAAAGTGACTGGAAAGACGAATTTATACTTATATTGTTAAGTTTACCCATAGGGTTACTTGCATGGGCAGTATTTAGCGAAGACCCTACAGCTATGGATAAAATGAAGTTGTTTTTTGAGTATTTCGCACAGCTTCCCTTTTGGTATCAAACCATATTTGTAGGAGTGATAGCTAGTGTATATGGTTTAAAAGCCACTGATTTAATTAAAAGGAAATAATTATGGACACTAAAGACTTTAAAAAACTTATTGCAGAACAGACAGCAACAAGACATAAAAAATCTTTATCTGTTTATTCTTATAAACAAAGACAAAGCAGACCAAGAGTTAAAAAAGATATATTAAGAGATAAATGACTGAAAGTGATTTAAGAGTTGTAGAAGAAAAAATTGATAACTTAGAAGATAATGTTATGCATAAACTTCGTAACAATGAAAATCAACTTAAGTTTATCTATGACGATATTAAAGACTTACAAGCTAAAATTAAATACTTTGTTATGGGTGCTTTAGCCTTATATGGATTAACACAAGGCGGCTTAATAGAATTTATTAAAGGATTAATGTAATGAAGATAGATTTTAAATATGTTGCTGGAATATTAGGCACTATTATTTTAGGTCTATCTACTTGGACACTTGTATCTATTGTAGATTTAAAAGAAGATAGCTCAATGATTAAAGGTGAATTATTGGGTATCAATAAAGATGTAGGAAGATTGTATAATTATATTAACAGTAAGATGAAATAATGTTTAGCGGAGAAGACCCATTTAGATATGACAAAGAACAAGACAAAAGAAAAGGCATGTCACCTATCCAGTTCTTTGTTTTATTTTTAGTTATATGGTATGTATTTGCTCATCACTTTTTTTAAAAATTTATGATTAACGCAGGCTCATTTCAAGAATATGATTACAACAATGAAAACCAAGAATGTGAGTGGAAATGAAAATTAGATTTTATCAAGACTTAACAGGTATTAGATGGCTAGGATTTATAATAGCATTTATAGGTGTATTTATTTTATCTGATGCTAACCCTGCAACACAGTTGTATGGCTGGGGTGTAAGTTTAGTATCTTGTTTTATCTGGGTATATGTAGGATTTAAAGATAAAGATATTGCTAGAACCTGTATGGAACTTATGTATGTTCTTGTAGGTATTAGAGCAATGATAAATTGGTATAATTAAATGGCTAAAAAATTAAAAACAGTTGAAATAAGAGAGATAAACAGAAGAAAACGTAAAGGCAGACACACAAAAACACCAAATAAATCAAAGACTTATAAGAAATATAGAGGACAAGGGCGTGGAAAATAGACCAATAGAAATGACTGAGAAGAAATGCGGTAACTGTGGTGCAACTGGGAGTGAATATACTTCATGTGATTGTAATAAACAATCTGATTTAGATAAGATTATAAAAGAACTACCACAATTATTAGTTACACATGCATACGCAAAGTTAAAGTCAGGTGAAAACTTGACAGCTTCTGAGATGAAAGTTTGCTTAGACGTATGTAAGACATATAGTTCTGACAGTTTACAAAAAAAGCCAGACAACATTTTAGATGATGTCCCTTTTGACACTGATGAATAGTAAGATTAAAAACTTTAAGAATTTTTTGTATCTGTGTTGGAAACATTTAAACTTACCAGAGCCAACACCTGTACAATACGATATTGCTGATTACTTACAGTCAGACGAGAAGAGACTTGTGATAGAAGCCTTTAGGGGAGTTGGTAAGTCATGGATTACATCTGCATTTGTATGTCATCAATTATTATTAAATCCACAAAGAAACATACTTGTGGTATCAGCTTCAAAATCTAGGGCGGATGACTTTAGTACATTCACACAGAGACTGATAGGTGAGATGCCTATACTAAAGCATCTTGTCCCTAGAGATAATCAAAGAAGTTCTAAGGTGAGCTTTGATGTAGCACCTGCGACAGCCAGTCATGCACCATCAGTTAAGTCTATGGGTATCACAGGTCAATTAACAGGTTCACGTGCAGATTTAATTATTGCGGATGACGTAGAGTCAGCTAATAACTCACAAACGCAACTTATGCGTGATAGATTAAGTGAGACAGTAAAAGAATTTGATGCAATCATTAAACCTAACGTAGGAAGAATTATATTTCTTGGTACACCACAAACTGAGATGTCATTATACAATGATTTAGAAGAACGTGGTTATAAGACTAAGATATGGACAGCTTTATATCCAACTAAAGAGCAACTTACAGGCTATGGACA